CATTGAGTTTAGAAACCTGTGCCGACGTTCACCTGCACCTGAAGCACCAAGGTTGCCAGAGCCAAAAGCAGACCCAGAGCGTTTGGCTCGTGAGCTGTCAAAGTTGCAAGACCTCAAGCAATTGGTTACTAAAGCCTTGCCGGTTGACCACAAGGCTTGGGCAAAGCGAATATTGCAAGGCTATGCAGATGGGAAAAAGACAAACCCAACAAGCATACGGTTTGCTAAAGAGGCTTTGCAATGAACTGCCACCAAGCAAGAAAAATACTTGATTTGGTGCGTGAAGGTAGGGATTACCCTGTATTCATAATCAACCAAGCGTTGTACATTATTAGTGAGCTTACAGAGGAAGAATATGAAAAAACAAAGCAAATACAAGCCTAAACCTGTCTTAGTTAACCCGTTGGCTTTTGTGATTGAAAGCATCACACCGGTTGCAAAGCACGAAGGCTCTCTGTTGACCCTGAAGTTGAAGAACCACAATGCCCTGGCAATGCTTGTCAAAGGTGAGGCAAGACGCAAAGAGCTGGATGTACTTATAAGCGCTCTAAACACGTGCGAGGCGCTCGTTTTGATGGGGTTTGGTACTGAGTATGCTTTTGTTGCAAAAAACGGCTTAGACGCCCTTCTGGAGGTCTGCAAACGCGGTATGAGGACAGACCACTACATTCTAAAAGCTGTTGAGATGCAAACCCTAGATGAGGCAATGCAATTACATGATGAGCAATTAGAAATCGTGACGGTGGGTGAGTTAGACCGGTCGCAGCGGATTGTTCGCGATGTGCTGAGGTCGAAGAAGGCAAAAGTTATAAACGATAAGGAGAAATTGAAATGAGCAATGGATTTAGGAGTTTTTCACCTGCCAAGGAAAACGCTTATGCGTTATCAGCAAAGAAGGAAAATGAGCGTTTTATGCACTCCAGGCCGCAGATGTGCCTGCGGTGTCAAAAGGATAAATACTTAAAAGGCGGCAGCATTAAGTTTATTGGAACGTTTCGCAAGTTTATTTGCAAAGACTGCGTAGATGCCAAACAGCAGGAGAAGAACACATGAGCATTGAGCAAGCAGAGAAGGAAAAGTCGCTCGACTACTGGAACGCTGTTGAGGGCTGGGTTGAGTTGCCCAAAGCGGAGCAGCCGACAGCTTGGGTCTACCCCGAAGGACTTGAGGCTTTACAGCAGGGCAAGCCGTGGACTGCGTACGGTACTGACGGTAACGGCCCGAATTCTGATGGTGTTGAGCGCATACCGCTTTACACGTCACCACAACCACAGAGGCCTTGGGTTGGGTTAACCGAGGAGGAGGTGGAGCAGATTGTTGATGAAAGCACGCATAACGCTGAAGGCTACCAATTCTGGTGTAGCGGCAATGGTGTTGCAGCAATTGTTGAAGCCAAACTCAAGGAGAAGAACACATGACTAATTTAGAAGTTATGAAGCCATGCCCATTTGATGGGAATCAGCCAGAAATGAAATATAAAGATGGTTCATGTGGATATTCCCCTGGCAAATACTATATTTCCTGCGGCTGCGGGTGTAGTTCGCCCAAATTTGACGATGAAAAATGGACAAAGAGGAAGGGAACTATTAGTATTCCCAACGAGGCAAAACAGTCTGCGTTACTTTGGTGGAATAGGAGAAACACATGACACGAGAAGAACTAATGACTGATGACACACAGTACTGCTGCTACTGCGGGTGCGAGAAGGCACGGTTCCAATGCTGTGGTGAAAACCACTTTCAAACCTTTGCTCAGATGTCTGCCGAGGAGCAGGACGAGTTCTTGGACAACGAGGAGTGCGCCCCGCTTTACACATCAACACAACCACACAAGCCTTGGGTTGGGCTAACGGATGAGGAAATCTGGAGTGTTTATACGCAAGTGGACTCAATGCAATATATGGAATTTTATCACGCCATTGAAGCAAAACTACAGGAGAAGAACAATGGCTAAGTTAATCGACTTCCCCATTGGCCTCGATGCAGGCGAGACGCGCCTAGACCTTGACCCAGACGCGGTATTGACTAAAGCAGTAGGAATGCTAAAAGAGGTGGTTATTGTTGGCTACGAGGCCGACGGCTCATTGTATTTTGCGTCTAATCGCGCCAATGGTCCGGATGTGCTTTGGCTACTTAAACAAGCAGAGCAGATTCTGCTGGCTATCGAGCGGGAGATGAGGACATGAACATAGAAAAAGTTATTGCAATGGCGCGAGAAGCTGGAATTGCGGATGCTTTTATGAGGGTTCCGCATCCAGGGGTGATAACGCAGCTCGAACGTTTTGCCGAACTCGTCAGGAACGACTACAACAACAAGCACTCGCAGTTGTGGCGGGTGTGTATTGAAGCGGCAGTGTTGGCAGAGCGTGAGGCATGTGCAAAGGTGTGTGACGACATTGACGCTGAATACGGCGGCGAGGATGTGCTGGCGACTTGGTGTGCCAAAGCCATCCGCGCAAGAGGCAGTGATTAAGCTACTACTGGCTTTGTTGATGCTGCCGACATTGGCGTTGGCTGTGCCTTACAGCAAGCAGGCTAAGTGTTTGGCTGATAATTTGCACTATGAGGCAAGGGGAGAGAGCTTGGCTGGCATCAGAGCTGTGGCCTCGGTGGTCTTAAACAGAGTCGCAAGTAAGCGCTGGCCAAACTCAATCTGCAAAGTGGTTTATCAAAGCAAGCAGTTTAGCTGGGCAAACGATTACAGAGCTAGAAACCCAAGACTGGTGGCGTACACGCAGAAGGTGCAACGAGTTGTTTCCAAGGCAATGGCAGGCAGGCTAAAGGACAACACGAGAAAGTCAACGCACTATCACACCCTGGCCGTTTACCCTCGTTGGGCGGGTAGGCTTGAAATGACAGAAGTAATTGGTTTTCACGTTTTTTATAAATATCACAGGAGAAACAAATGAGCGCAGAAAAGGAAATTAGACGCACAAACGCATGGTTACAACGGCGAGTTAGGGCAAGTCAAATACCAATTGACGCAGAGCCATACATCAATTATGAACATCAAAGACCTCAGCGCTGGCGCAATGTTTTAGTAAAACTATCGGTTGTGGCTGTAATTCTGTTTGCAGTAGGGCTTGTCACTTGCGGATTAATTACACTCAATTTATGGCTTGCTATATGAAAAAAGAAACAATACCAAATGCCTTCACAATGTTTATTGGAAAAAGTATTATTAGCGATGACACCAGTTTTAGACGTTCGAGAGCTGGAACGGTTGGTGGTAAAGCTAGGTCAAAGAATTTAAACGGCGATGGGATACAAAATGTGCATCAACTAAAAGTGAATTCAAAACTTACGGAAAAGCAAAAGCGTTGTCTTTAATACCCTGGGGCACAAAGAAAGAGCAAGCCGAGCGTCGAGTGCAACAAAGCATCGAGTCTAAAAGGTCGCAACAGGCCGCTGACGAGGGTTTGGCTCGCGAGTTGGTGTACAGCTACAAGTGGCAAGCTGAAAAAGCGCCACAGTGGTTTAGGGGTGTGATGGATAAATTGGCTAAAAAATATGGTCAAAAGTACGCGGATGATATAAGGGCGCTAATGACATTGGAGAAGAACAGAAAATGAAAATAACGCTACACAATGCGCAACAGGCGCACCAGGTGGTAACGGACATTTATCAAAAGATGAAGCCTCATCTGATAGGGGGTAAAAAATTTACATTGGAAGTCACAAGCGAGACTCGCAGCCAGCCTCAAAATGAGATGTACCACGCAATTATTGGCCAGATTGCAAAGCAGGCAGAGCATGCAGGGGCTAAGTGGGATGGTGAAAGCTGGAAGCGTTTTTTGATTGACCAGTGGGCAAGCGAGACTGGCAGGTCAGCAGGTAAGGTAGCGCCCAGCTTAGATGGCCAAAGGGTGGTTCAACTAGGTCTACAGTCGCGCAAATTCAATAAGGCAGACGCAAGCGAGTTCACAGAGTGGCTCATTTGCTGGTCAACAGACAAAGGTTTTGAGGTGGGCGAATGAAAACAAAGAAGTGCAAGGTATGCAAAGATACTTTTCAACCAGCCAGGCCGCTACAGACATGTTGCAGCCCATCGTGTGCTATGCAACTGGTCAAGGCGGTTAAAGTCAAGAAAGACAAGCAAGAAACAAAATTAAAGCTGGATGCACTGCAAACCAAGCCGCAGTTGGTCAAGAAGGCGCAGGCTGCGTTTAATTCGTAC